GAGTTGATCGCAGCTTGGGTTTACCTTGGTTTGTTTCAAGAGTCAATTGTAAACCATAAGAACGATTGCTGCCAATGCGTCCTCGTATGATCGCGTCTTCAGATTGCGCTAAATTCCCAGAAAGATAAGACGAAATTGAGCCAAGTTCTACATCTGAATCTGCGTTTTCGGCATTAAACGAAATTACCCCATTGCTAGATTGATCTGGAGAACTTTCAATCTGCATCTCAAACGAGTTCCATTTTTTTCTGTCCGTTATGCCAAAGTTATACATTCTAGTGGTAGCAACACCTTGAACAATTTTTTCAACCTTATTTTGTCCGATTGACTCAACCACTTCGTCAATTCCAGAAGATTGCCCTTCCATTTGGTATAAACCTCCAGTATCTGATACTATGTAAAGATTTCTGGAATTACCAAAGCCACCAACCAGTAGATTGGCAATAACAAATAGAGACGAATTTACGGTGTCAATAGATTCCCAGCCCCTGTTTAGGAAGTTGTAAACCAAAATTGCGTTATTTTCCGTTGCGCGAGGCAGGGTTGGGTCAATTGGATTTAGTGGAACAGCTAAATAGTATCGGTTATCAAAATAAGCCGCAATCGCTTTGTGGGCGTTGGCCTTGTTTATTCTCTTGATGGTAGAGTCAATATCAAGGGACAATGGAACTCCACTTCCACGCAAGTTATAGAGGTCTTGAAAACTGGTGGCATAAATTCCATTGTCGCTAAGAAAAATAATAGCGTCAGCAACTTGCAGCACGCTGCGTCTTGCCAAGCACCCAACTTCATTTGTTATTAACTGGGTGGTGGATTGAGATATGTCCACACCAGATAGAACAATATGAATACTATTTCTATTTAATACCACAAGTTTGTCTTCGGCAAAGGAATGGAGGGCAACAACAAAATCAGAAGTTCCAGCATTAAACCTAAACTGATTATAAACTTGATCATAGGTATCTGAGTCCAAGATGTCAGATGCAATAATCTCATCAACGACGTTCCTAGTTTCATAGGTAACACTACCGTTAATAGTTACTGGAACGTATTGAAATGGCATCCACAGGCGACGACTATGATAAGTAGCCCAAGGAGGTGACGGCATATGGCAAAAACCTAAGCCTGTGCTTTGTTTTTTCATATACTTAACACTATGGGAACCGTGATTTGGAACATTTGCCAAAAAGTTAAACTGGTTTGCGCTAACTATTGTTCTTATAAAGTATCCAGTTGTTTCACTCAATCCAGTTGTGCTGGCGTCAGTAACGTAGATTACGTCTCCAACAGAAAGACCATGAGCTGTTTGCGTTACCGTAACCGTGCCATCAGAAATAGAGGTGTTACTATTGGACTCATAGGAAACTGGTTGAGCATAAGAACCTCCTTGCACTTGCGTAAAAGCAGGGCTTCCAGTTAAAGTGCCATTCCACTCCATTGAATATATGGAGTTGTCAAAAATGTAAGCTGTTACGCCGTTTCCTATTTGCCCTGTAGTTGGCAACGTAAATGGTATGGTTAAAGCAGTTCCCTCGGCCCTAAATATAAAAACCTTATTAAACACCTGCAACATTGAGACGGGCGCACTAATTGCAATGTTATTTGGATAGGAAATATTTATTACTGAGGCTTCTGGGTTTGAAAGACTTACTGCCTTAGCCTGACTGTTTCCAGCCATAATAATATAAGAATCCTCTGGATAATTGGGGTTTGAATAGAATAATGAGCCATATAGCCCATTAACCAAATCATCAGTTAAAATAGCCTGTTGCGTAATGAAAAATGGAAGTTTTAATGCTGCTCCACCAGCACTTAATGGAGCGGTAATTAACTTATTTCCACTTCGGGTTTGCCATTCTCCGTTAGTTCCCATTCTCCCATTCTGGCTATCTGCTAATTGCCCCGCCTTCAGTTGATCGGGGCGCAGACGGTTATTGAACAGGGCAAAGCCCATGTCCAAATCTTCGACAATTTGATCGTCGAGGTTGCCGTATGAGGAATAACGTGCCATTTAGCAAGCCTTACGCTTAGAAGAATAGTCCTTTTTGGACATAGCCTTTCCCTTCTCGCTCTTCTTCCCGCCACCTTCATACTTCATCATCTGCTTCTTAGACTTATACTGTTCGTTCATTTTGATTTATACTCCCTGTTCCATTTCCACAGTTGATAGAGAATGCCAACGCTTAGGGAAATGAGTCCAAGCACGGCATTAAATTGAGCTAGTGTTATGCCCGATGCGGCGAGCCAGATAGCTGAAATGATTGATTTAATCCTGTCCATTGTATCCTACTTATTTTTAGCGTGTGAGTGATTTGCTAGAGCTAATGCACCAGCGGCGACTAAGAAAAGAAGTGTGATACCTGTGGCCCAAGGGTGTGCCTTTGTCCATTGATACGCTTGCAAGAGGGCGAACACGGATGAACCTGCACCAATCAGCGCAAAGCCAATTTTAGGCCCAAGGAACGGTAGTTGAGCCATGAGGAAGAACGTAGCCACGCCAGCGGCAATGAAGAGGGCAGCTAAAGCATAACCACCAACAATGATGGTGCGGTCTGTCTGATTGCGTGCCTCGTCACGCTCTTTGGTAAGCGTAACGATTTCCTTGCGTAGCTGACCAGATTCCGCTTCTAGTGCCTTAACCAAGCGAGAAACGTCAGCAGCAGGGGCGGCGACAACTGCTGCACGTTGAGCATCCGTATGGACACGCACAGAAGGGGCTATAGCGTCGATTTTAAGGGCTTCCGCAAGCACGGTGGTGTCCTTACCCTCCTGACTCGCCATAATGGGCGCAGAAACGACTACAGGGCGTATTGCGGGGGTCTGGCTACATCCAGTTAGCGCAAGTAGGCAAATTGCTGCAAGTTTCATCGAAAGAGTGTAGCAGTTAGGAAGGCGTGCCAAACGTGAAGCGCAGCGCATTGCAAATTGTGCCAAATGCGAGCTATGCGGCTCATTCGATTACGTCTGTTTGCGTTAGTTCTAAGCGAAGAGCATCAAGGGCAGCTTGCTTTTCAGCGTCCTTGGCGATGCCAAGGGCTTGTAGTGCAGCAGCGTTCTCGCGGATGAGGTCGTCACGATAATTAGACAGCGGAATCATGTGCTGCGTAAGACCAAGGGAGGCAAGGAGTTCTTCAAGTTGCATATTAGTTTGTTATGGTGAAATAAACACGAGTCTCAGCAGTAGGTGCATTAGTTGGGTAAATCGTAAACGAACCAGCAGCAGCAACGGCGATTGCGCTCCGCATCGTCGTATCGTTTGTGCCAACCGTTAGCAGGATCACGCTGTTTACCGTGCAAAACGAATTGGTTACGACTAGTGAGCTTGCGGCGGCGGCAAAGTTTACTGAGCCACTCGTTTTATTGATCGTCTGTGCCCCAGTCGTTCCTGTTGCGGTGATCGTTTTGGTCAGCGAAATGTTACCAAGCGCACCCACTTGGAAAAAATCTCCATTGCTATTACGCACCCGCAAATACGGGGTGGTTGCGTTACTTGTCGTATTGTCAAAAACATCAAGCAGAGTGGAGTTTTGATTAGTAGCACGAACGACTTGAAACCCGTGAAATACTCTTAACGCTAATCCTGTCCCTGTTTGTGCAGTCCAAGTCTCAAATTGAGTTCCGCTATTACCTCCTATAAACCGAAGCTGCACCCCAGTTGAAGGGCCAATCGAAACAGATTTCGCCACCGCAAGACCGCCTGATAGCACCACCGCTCCAGTTGTGGTGTTCGTCGTCGCATCCGTAGCGGAAGACGAAGTGATGGTCGTAAATGCTCCAGTAGCCGCAGTAGTCGCGCCAACCGTTCCGTTGATGTTAATCGAAGCCGTGCCAGTTAGGTTTGTAACTGTGCCACTAGAAGGCGTGCCGAGTGCGCCACCGTTTACTACAAATGCGCCAGCCGTGCCTACGTTGATCGCCAGTGCGGTGGCTACACCTGTGCCGAGAGTGGGTAAATCGCTAGTGAGGGCTACCGTGCCAGCGGAATTTCCTAAAACTACATTTCCAGATGATTTTTCAAATCTAATGTTTCCGTCAATGTTTTTAATTGAAACATCAGCGTTTGCATTGCCCGATTTCAAAACAACGCTTCCCAGCGTGCCAGCAGTTCCACCACCCTCAGTTACAACAGCTACGCTGGCATCTGAACCAGTAAGGTTGCCAAGGGTAATATTGGTTCTTGCACCAGATGCCCTTGATGTAATGGTAACTACATCTCCGCTTCGTGTTGCAGATAAATCAGAGTCATTACCAAAGGTAGCCACCATTGTGTTGGCATATATTGTCCTATTTGCTGCGGCAGATCCATAGGGGACATCCCCCGGCTCAATTTGTATTCCACGCACAAAACCAGCGGGGGCTGGGTCATCGTTGTTTCCGTCTCTATTAAACCAAACATACGCTTGTCCAGTAGGAACACCAATTGTAAAATATAATTCATCCCAAATTTCTGGATCACCAAGAAAGGTAAATGTGCTTACCTCTGCCACCAATCCCACAGAATCGGTTCCAAGCGTAATTTCATTAACACCTGTAGTCGCCACAGCAGGTTCATACTGCAATGTTGCAGACTTGTAAACAAGCACCTGCCCATTGATAGGATCAACCGTGGACACAGGGATACCCTGCACCTTTGCGGTGTCCGTTCCGCTAACAGGAAACAGCGGGGTAATCTGTGAAGACATTACTTAGACAAAGCTAGCGGTGAAGAAGCAATCGGCGGAACCAATGGTCTTAGTAGGCCCAGTAGAAGAGTTGCCAATTACGATACCCGTTGAGCATGGAATGCCTTTAGTAAAGTCGAAAGAGAAGTTGCTCTGAGCGGGAGTCGCCAAAGTCAAGATGGGAACAGCGGTGTTAGCGGGAAGCGTAGTAGCGTTGTATT